TCTTATAACTAAAACAACAAGTAACCCAATAATTATTGCCTCTGTAATACTTACCGGGAAACCTGCGCTGTATGTCATTTTTATACCATTAGCTCAAAATGTGGGCCATCAATAAATGGTCTGCGGCCTTCATCGCGCCTAATATCAACATAATAATTCATCGCATCTTCCATACTTGACTTGTAAATTTTTGTATATTCAGCCTGTGCATTTTTAGGATAAAATGTATGTTCTGTACCTTTCCAATTTGCAATGTTTGGAACATTCCAAGCAGCGCCCCACCTAACTTCTACACCTACGGCTTCGGCTCCTTGTTTCATGGCATCAGCTATATCGTCATAAAGGTTTAGTTCCCAGCTTGCCCGGCTACCAATGTACGCCATCAGATCTACAGCGATACCATCAATATGTTTTGATTTCATTGTCTGACTTGCGCCTTTTGCTACAAGAGCTTTCTGTTCTTCGATAGTTCGTAAGCCACAGATAACGCCAAAATCTATTTTAGTTGCACCGATTGCGTGTTTAACAACAGCAACCATGCGCTCATCTACACCCTCTAGTTTTTCTAGGCTACGCTTACTTAACTTAAACGCCATTACGTTTCCTTTCTAAATATAATCTCCAACAATTTACAATTGTGTTGATTGACACTGCCGAAAACAGCATAATCCATTGCCACATTTCCATTACTTACTCCTTTTAAAAAAGGCCGTTGCTCCACGCACACCGAACGACGCCGATATTGCAATACCCAAACTGTAAAAATACCAGTCCGGCGCTTTATCGAGTTGCTCAAAGCCACGCTCAACCCATCCCTCAGCTCCTGGTATCCAACATAAAATTAATGGCAAACTTAAAATTATTACAAAATACTCGTCCTTCCAGCTGGACTGAGAACCTTGAGCCATAATCTTTTCCCAGTCCGCGATAGATGTCTCTTTTGAAAGCATTATTTTCGCTTTCGCTTCCGCCTCTGTTAGCTTGAGCTTTGCTGATGCAGCTTGAGCGTCGGCCTTACCTTTTAACCAACCACCAGCTAATTCACTAATCGGACCTATCAGTGCCTGTAGCATTGTTTGTTCCCCTATCTGTCTTAGCTTCTTTACCTAACCATAATGCAAACGATGCTGAAAGCATAGCAGTAACAATCGATACGAATGAACTCTGAGCAATACTCGGATCTGGCAATGTCATATACCACATGCAAACTTTCCAGGTTAAAATAATCTGACACAGAAATGCCAGGCGCGGTAAAATTTTTAATTCATCAATATAACTAGCGGTAATTTGTACCATATTGTTTCCTCGCAAAATGTAAGGCTACTCGTTTATCTCTTGTAATTATAACAACTTTTCCATTTTTGTCATAGATAATATATTTGTTACGCCGTTGCTGTAATATCACCGTTCTATTTTAAGACACACTACTTTACTATTTGTATTGGTAACTAATACTTTAGCTTCTGCCCTGGCTGCTTTGCAAGCTTCCTCACTGCTATAACTTCCTACGTGGTAATGACTAAACTCTCCACTGACTAACTGTAACCATAACAACACCCACATCACCAGCGGCCTTGCATTTTACCAATAAACCAAATAGCACCGCCAATAACAGCAACACCTACAATAAAAAGCAAAACACCTATCGTCCAACTTAGCATTGCGTCTAATGCCTCTTGCTTGCGATAAAGCTGCTCTTTACGTTCTTTGCGTATTTGCCCTTCCAAAGCCACTAATTCTTTCCAAGCCGATGGCCCCCAACTGAACGATATAAAACTCTTTAACTCAGATCTAAGGTGATCGGCTTGTTTTTTCGCCGCAAAAGCTTCCAGCGCTGCACTCTCTACTGACCCTCTCATGGTCTGATATAAAGAAGGTTTCTCTTTAGCTTTGCTTTCCAGATAAGTAATATCTGACATAGCAGATGCCCACTTAGAAAGTTGGCCGGCACAATCACTTATTTCACGGCCTGTTTGGACAGCTTTCTTGATCCCGGAAAATGCCATATTCGCGGCGCTAAGTGCTGCTCCTATAGTTATGGGATCAGGCATAGACCTAACTCAGAAATGTCATGCGAAGAAGCAACAACAAACTTGCACCGCTAATGCCTATCATAATCGCCTCCAAGCGCTTGATACGGTTATACAAATCTTTAAACTGTATCTTCATCTCGGTCTTTATCTCCGCAACTTGTATCTGTAATTCATCAATTCGCTCATGTGCTGATGCTACTGTTCGTTTATCCATGTCTTATCCTCACGGTGCTACAGGCCAATCATCATCTGCTATGTTAGGCCACGCATCTAAATCAGACATATCTCTTAGTTCTTGTCTGTATGTGGCCCATTGTGTCTTAACATCGTTAGCCAAGGGACTGTCATTCATTTGCGTCCAATCAGTATCAGCTAGAAGTTTGTTACGTGTAGTCCTATGACCTTCGGCTGTAGTAGCATCTAACCCTGCCTGATATGCAGCTTCGTGTTCTGCTTTGGTGGTGGTTACACCATCCTCAGTAGTATCAGCAAACATGTCTCTTGCGACATACTTCTCAACCCAGTTGCCGTTTGCATCTTGCTCGACACCATCACGTACACTTGTTTGATATGCTGTTGTTGTAGCTGCAGGGCTTCGGAGTACTGCGTCTAGGTTTAGTGCGTCTAGCGTTGCTGCTTTCCAGACACGAGGCAATGACATATGAGCAAAGTCTGCTCTCCATTGGCCTTGCGATTTAACTTCGCCTGTTGTGCGCTCTCTATATTCTGACATAAGTTGATACTCCTTTCGTCAGTTGATTATGCGATTGCGTAGAAGATGTATGTAACGCCATCTACATTACTTATATTTTTAGATGTATTATTAACGCCAACAATAAAACCAGAATTATCTGGATCAATAAAATCTACAGTTGTTGTTTCTGCAAGTGTTGAGTCAATCCTTAGTCTTGGATCATTTCCTGCAACAATACCTCTAGTACTATCAAAGAGGTGCCAATTATTTGATTCTCCTGTCGCAGCTTTTATTAACACAAACCTAGCACCTGAACTAAATCCACAATCTATTACTTTAGAACCATCTGTAGTTCCGTCACCAGTATAGCTTCCCACCTTGGATACACCTGCTACGGTAGCGAAAAGGTAGGCTATGTAGGGCTGTGCATTATTAGTATCACCTGAATTACCAACAGTAAATTGCGTTGCTGTAGGAGCAGTATCATTCCATGTTCCTGTGCTATCAGCTACTGCATCCGTTGTGTTGAGTTTTAAATATTTATCCTCTGGCGCAGTTGCATCAAGGTCTTTGTGATAAACACGCCAATTTTTAACTTCACCTCTAGACTTCACCCACATCATCTCAGGCGCTACACCAAGGTTATGGCTTACAGTTCTTGCGCTTCCTGTGCCTGTGTAAGCAACCACATCGAAAAAGCTAGGTGCACGTTTCCACATCCACGAGTAATACGTAGGAAGGTTTAATGTTCCTTCATGATAACCATCCATATAGTCCATTTTAGAAGCATTAGAGCTAACTTCAGCATCAGTTGTATTTGTTTCAAGACGATTTGTTCCTGTAAGTCTTGATACAATATTTGTATCAACTGCGCTTGAAACATCTCTATTCATAGCCATATCTATTGGAAAGTTTGATGTCCACAGCGGTGCATCTGTTCCTGCCCCAGTACTAATAGCAAAAACATCAGTCGCACTGGTAGGCTCTGCGAGTGGGCCACGTCTGATTGCCATGTAGATGTAGGTACGTCCACTGGCATTAGTTCTATTACTAACAGACGTTAGTTTAAATCCAGTTGGTGTAATTTCAAATTGATTATCGACTGAGCCTTCAGCCGCACTACTATTCGGGTACAAATGGATAGGTTGTCCACCTACGGGCATGCCTCGCATCTGGTCAAATATTTGCCAATTTTCTTGGGCTGTAGATATATCTTTTATTAGCAACCACTGTGGCTCAAACCCAAGGTCAACCGTAGGCCCAGTAGTAGAACCATTACCAGTATAACTCCCACACTTGATAATATCTTGGTCAGCATCAGGGCCGAACCCACCGTCATTGTTGTTGTGTGCGAATAGGTAGGCAACGTATGTGTCACCAAAATCATTTACATCATCGTCACCACCTACTGTAAATTCAGTGCTTGTTGGTGCAGTATCGTTCCAAAAACTACTGCTATTATTTTCAGCACTTGTTGAATTGAGGTTTATAACGTAATCTTCTGGAGCATTGCCACCGTCCAGACCTCTATGATAAACTCGCCAATTACCAGTACCGCTTGTGCATTTTACTATAATCATGGCTGGAACTGAACCTAGATTATGACTTACAGTTTTTGCTGAACTTGTCCCAGTATACGTCACCACATCAAAAAACCTAGGGGCTTTGCGGAATGTCCAAGAGACGTATTCTGTATTATTTACATTATTATATGCTGCTCCACTACTTACAGTAGTAAATCCATTATTATTATAAGATGCAATTTCTGAAGCGTAATCACTTGCAGCATTTGTTGTATCACTAAATAAAGTTCCTGACCTTTCGGTATCATATAAAGTGTGATTGTATCCCGATAGATTTCTACCTTTTATCCAAACCAAGCCACCTTCGCCAGAAAGATCAATACCATTATTAACAGTGTAAGCAGAGCCTGTGCCTGTTACTAAATAAGTGCTGAACACATCGTCTATATCGAGAACTTCACCACCTGCTGCACCTGCAACCGCCTGTAGAAACTTAGCTAGCTTCGCCATTATTAGCTTCCTCTAGTTCTGCCTTTAGTCTTTGTACAAAA